CTTGTATTAGAAGTCAACCCACCTTCATTATCAATTTTTAATCTTTCAGTTAAATTGTTACTTGTATCGTTTGTATAGAATGTTAGCATTCCTGCGACTGAACCACCTACAGTATTAGCTTTAATGCTTTTAATTTGAGAAAAAGTTCTTACACCATCGCCAAGACCTGCATGGTGTCCTTGAAACCTAAGACTTTGCGAAGGTCTACTTGTTCCTACTACGTATGACCTAATACAAGTAATAACGTCTTGGTCTCCCTGTACAATAAACTTGTTAGCACTATTAGTTGAAAATATCATATCTCCATTAGCATCATTATAATGATGAACTGTACCATTATCATAAGCTATGTGCATATAATTATTAGTATTAGCAGTATCTACAAATGATACAGCAGGTTGTTGTGTTTCTATTACTAAACCTTTATTATTAGAAAAACCTCTAACAATTCTTGCGTTAAGATTACTTCCTGATGAACCAATCCCAAAATTACCTTGGTCATCAAAACGTCCTCTCTCTGTTCCACCAGTTCTAAATGCCATTACATCACTTGAAGGTGAGTTAATATAAGTATCTGAAGCTGCACCAGTAGTATGATTTAATATCATAGCATTAGCACCCTGTATTTGTATATCACCATTTACATCAAGCTTTGTTGCTGGAGAATTATCGCCTATACCTACATTACCACCATTATAACATAAACTTAAATTGTGCCAAGCAGTACCAAGTTTCATAGGTGAAATAAATCCATACTCATTTGATGTGTCCATTCCCATCATCAATCTTAAGTTGGTATTAGTTGCTCCTCTTAATACAAGTTGTCCGTCATTACCAGTACCCCCATCAGTAGCATCACCCTCAACACTTAATTTATGTGTTGGACTTGCAGTTCCCACACCTAATCTTCCAGAAGCATCTACTGTTACTTCAGCGTTACCAACATCACTATATATACTTAATTTATCTCCAGCAGGTGTTCCTATAAACTTACCAGAATCACCATTAGAAGCATATAGTCGTAAGTTGTATTCATCATTAGATTTTAAATGCGTTCTCCCACCTTGTACATCAAGGATTCCTGCTGGACTTGCAGTTCCTATGCCTACTCGAGTTGTACTAAGAGAGAGGGCAGTGTCGGTGCCTAAGCCATCTTCAATATATTTAGCAGAGGCATCTGCACCAACACCTTGTGAGGTAAGTTTTAATAATTGTTGATAAGTATCTGATACTTTATTACCAGTTAAACTAGCCATCGTGATCTTCCCAGTTTACTGTATCCTCGTTCCAGTCGAGTTTAATAATATTCCACATAACATCATATATGGATGCAAAAAAGTTTACTACTTGTCTTCTGACACCAATGGAAGGCATATTAACCTTTCAGTGCGATCATATTTGTTGCAGTCGTATTTGTAGCTTTTACGTGTGTAAACTGTACAGGTAGTAACTGACCACTAGCTAAGTTCTTAAAAGTAAAATCACTTCCACTTGTAGCTAGTGTTACTACTACATCACCACCAACACCTACATACAATGCTTGATAAGTTGCCCCTAATGCTTGGTCACTTCCAGCATGTACAGCGGTAATAACTAAACCAGTACCATATAAGTTTTTCTCTACAGCTGCTTGTGTAGCTTCAGTTGCTACTTCTATTGCTGCTGCATCTGTTTCAATAGCAGTAAGTGTAGTTTCTAATGTATCTAGTTTAGTATTGCTAGATGTAACTAAAGTTTCTATACCATCTACATGACCAATAATTGTAGCTTGGTTAGCTGCAGTAGCTCCACCAGAAGGTAATCCTGATGTCATTACATCTACTTGCAAGTGACCATCACTATCTACTAATGGTACATAGCTTGTACCACTACCTGCTTTATTAGTATTAGCATAAACTAAAACACTATCTTCTGCTTTGTCTAAATGTACTTCTATATTAACATCAGATCCTTCTGTTATAAGTTGTACATTATCAATATCAACCTTTAGAGCATCTTCACCTGAGTTAAGTGTTTTGTTTAGTATTTCTCTTTCTGTATATTTTAATGGATTTGCCATATTCTTACCCTGTTACCACATAACAATATTTAGTACCACTAGCACCTTGTCCTTCTACATGAACATGAGTTGCTCCATTAGGTACATAGAACTTATGCGATTTACCTGCTTCTATTCTTAGTGAATTATTTCCGTTTGAATCTCCTGCTGTTGCGTTAAAACCTATTGAACACAATTCGTCACAATATACATATAGTACAGTATGACCATCTGGGAGAGCTATATTTACTTCATCATTTGTACCACTGCTGCAAGTTGTACCTCTGGATGCTTCAGTCCATGCTGATGCATACTCAGAATTTAACGCTTGACCAGCAGCATACTTATGAAGATCTTTTTTTACTGACATTATGATGCCTCCGTATAATTAGCTAGTTCTGTATTGATTAAGTTACCTTCGTCATCTACAAGCGTAAATACATCTGTATACTTTGCTACTTCAGTCATAGATGCAGTTGCAATTTGCTGTTCTGTGTAACTTGCTTCTGTTAGTGTGACTTCTGTCACGATTCATCCTTATCTCTAGTTGCAGAAGTAGAAGGTTCAAAACCTTGCAGTTTAATTACTGCTTTTTCTATTCTGCCTGTATTTGCATAACGTTTACCTTCTCTAACACCTTTTTCATATTGATTATCCCAATATTGTGCAGCAGGTAATGTTTCTACATTTAATTCATAGCCACGTTGTATAGCCTTAGCTACAATAGCATGTCTAAATTCGTTTGGTATATCAGGCTCTTCATTATAACCTGTATTAGTACCAGCGGTTCCAGTTGTTGCCTGGATAAATAAATTTGGTTTTTTAACAGCAAATATAGTTACTGTCTTAACTGAAGTAGGGGATGTATATGTATATGCTGAGTCTTGTACAGATCTATTAACTATAGCAATAGCATCTCTTTCTACCCAATATGCAAACTTTCTATTTTCAGCGCTCATTAATATCCCTTAGTTAGTTGTTCTAATACTGAAGTTATTTCTCTAATTTTTTCTTCTTGTGCTTTTATTACAGCAGGATTATTAGCGTATTTTTCCATAATCATTCTAGTTTGCATACCAGCTTGTTCGTACCATTCCTTTGCTTGTTGTATCTCTTCAGGTCTATACATTTGTTTATTTATTTTTTGACCCGTGTGACCTTTATATAAAATATCCTGTAGACTTCCATCATCTCTAAAAGGATTATAAGCATTTGCTTTTTTACCTTTCATTGGACTGCCATTTAAATAAGGTATTTGTATATTATCACCCCATGGATCGTCAAAATAAACTTTTTGCCCTGATGCCATCATGTTATATCTCTTTTTTCAGGTCTATTACCTAGTCTTGGTATATCATAACCATCATAGTCTACAGATGTTATTTCTAATATATCATCTGACAAGCCATAGTATCTTTGGTTTGCTACTGTACTAAATGTAAACGCACCTGATAGCATTCTGGTTCTACGTGCAAACTCTTCCATACCTGCATTGAGCCATAAACGTATTTGTGCTTCACTAACATCTGGATGATGTTGCCTTACCATTTCTATCATTTGTTTTTGCGTCATTTTTGTTCCACTATTCTTTGTAATTCTTTTTCGTACTCAATCTTTAGTTGTTGAGCAAAACTTGCTGTATTTGTTGCAAGTTCAATATCTTCATTGTTTTGATCTTCTGATGCTAACTTCATCATAAACTTTGCAGCTGCTCCTAAAGTAACTGCATACTCTGCTGCACTAGGAAAATCTGATATAGCATTATCACCATGTGCTATTGTTGGATACGTATACGATAGTATCTCGCCTTCTTCTCCACTACCAGGTGCAGGTAATATAATTAAATCTTTACCTTTAAAATAAAACACTGGATCTTTTTTATTAACAGCATCTGCATAGTATATACTACCAGAATCAGACAAAGGTCCACTAGCACTAAAGGGTTTTTCATTTGCATAGTATCCATTTCTAGATATAGATAAAATTCTTTTATCATGGATACTTGTAGGATTACTAGTTACCTGAGTAACTGTAGCGTTTCTAATAAGAACGTCTTTAGGTAACCTGTCTACAACTTCACATGCTGTAGCTGTAAGCATGTCGTTTAAGCCACTAGTGTCACTTATTGACCTTCCTATTAAATCTTCTACTTGTAATTTAAATGTTTGCATTTATTTCCTTGTAGGTTAGGGGGCAGAATTAACTACCCCCATTACCTTATTTATCAACCGCTTGAATCAGCTGCATTGTCAGCTACTGCATACATAGTAACATAATAATGAGATCCATCGCAGAATATATCTACTCTTTCACCCACAACTGCATTACTAGCTACAAAAGTAACTTTGTCAGCTGCATCAATTACGACATTAGTGTCACCACATTCTACACCGCGCATAACGTCAGCAGTTCCACCAATGATATCAAAATCATTAGCACCTGCTGTACCAAGGAAAAAAGTTCCTTGCCATCCTTTAGCATCGCCTACTGCTGGTAATGTAATATCATATGCACCAGCTTGGGAGCATACAAATACTTTACCTGTATCAGCTTTTGCTAAAGTTTGTGAAGATGCGAGTGCTTTTATGCCAGCACTAGTTCCGCCTATATATGGTCTAGCCATGTTAAACCTCCCTTAATCTGTTATTTTAAATAACTTATGAGATTCAATCAAGGTTATACCAATGCCTTCGTCAGACATGTACTGATCCTTAACACCATCAAACGCATTATCAGTTTTGATATTTGTTTGATATACTGGAGGTCTGTATGTAGCGTGGAAAAGATTTTCCTCTGATACAACGACCATGTGTTTGTTATAAGGACCACGTAGTACTGGTGTTGGAATTAACATCAATACTCCATGAGGAGTTTCTAACTGACGATAGTTAAAGCCCATTGAGCTACGCTCGGAAGCACTGATATTTACATTCCAACCTGAGTTGCCTGCAAAACCAGAAGAACCTTCCATTTTAGACCAATAGCTCATTGCACCCATTCCACAGAAAGCCATTTTCATGCCTGCTTCTGGAACGTATTGGAATACTTTTTCCATATCATCTACAAAGCTACTATAACTATAAGATGCTTCAGATACAGTAAACACGTTCTGGTCATCGCCAGAAG